TATCGCCGGAACCGCCCTCGTCCCCGCCGCCGTCGATGAGACGGATACGGGCCGGGAATCGGAATCTGTTGAACATGCTGTGCTCCTTCTTGCTGTTTCCCGTGGATTCGAGTTCGACCGCGCCACGGTGCGCTGTATGGTCCTCCCACGCGATACGGCGCATGGTCGCCGCCAACCGGACCGGCTGGTCGAGTGGTGGATGCAGGATTCGCACCTGCGTGGCTGTGAAGCACCCGATTTACAGTCGGGTCCGTTCGTCTACTCCGGCAATCCACCAAAAATGGCATAAGAAAAGCCACCCATGTGGGTGGCTTGAAAAAGAATTTCAGACTTGTGGGATGGGCACTTTCCTGGCACCGGTCATGTAATGCCAGAATTCATCCGTTCCAGGAGTAAGGCTATGCAAAACGCCTGATGTTTTATCGACCGCGATGCTTGGCGTGCCAGGCACAGGGTGTTCACTGGTCGAAGCGGCGAAATCAAGGCCGATGATCCATGCGTCGGAATTTTCCGCAGCGCCTATCGCCCTCATGCCGGGATATTCGGCAAGGACGAGGCCGATGGCATCCGTCAATATCATCTCTGGCCCTCCTTGCAGTATTTCAACACCAGTTCAGTAGGTTCCGCATCGTCTACCCTCATTATACGTGTCATGCCATGGTTGACCATTTCGAAATACCTTGACACGTTCATCGACCCGGTTTGCGGGTCCATGAAATGTATCCCGTCTTTCAGGTTCTCCGCGACGAAGACATGCCTCGTTCCATCAAGCCACTCCACTTCGACGAACGCGCGGCTGCCTTTGCCCCATTCATCCAAAAGCGCCGAAGCGCCATCAAGACCTGAATCGGAGCCACAAGACCGCCAATCGCCTTTAAAGGAGCTTCCCCACCGGTTAGTGTCCGTGTCCAAGGCCGGAAGTCCTGTCCTGGGATCCATCGGCCTCGGCATCGCGGTGACTGCGTATCCTCGCCTGCGCATTTCGTAAGCGACGACGCAACGCTGGCAGTTGTTCCTGTATTCCGGACCCTCATCGAACATCGGATTCGTCCCCACGACCGCATCCCTCAGGTTTCCGCTTCCAAGGAAGGTCCTGAACGGATGCTTCGCGTCGAACTTCGGCGGACGGCCCGGAGTCTTCTTCAATGCTTCGGGGACCACGGAATCCGTGCACACGCCGGGAGAGCTCCTGTACGCTTTGAGAATGTCTCCATCGTATTCGCGGTCGGCGAGCGCTTTCATTCGCTCGTATTCGGCTTTGTATGCGGTTTCGTCGTATCCGGCGAGCACCTGTTTGCCCCAGTTCGGCATGGGTTGGCAATGGCAGTCGGCGTGGTAGATGTTGCCTTTGCCACCTGCCGCTTCCTCGCTGGTGTATGCGTAGCCGCGTGAGGCGAGCATGGCGCAGAACGCGCATGTTTTGGGACCTTTTGGTACTCTCGCCCATTTTGGTTTCGTGGGGTCGAGTCGTATGTTCCGTCGTTCGGTCAATCGGGCGCCGGTGCGGATCATGTCGGTGATGAACTGTTGCGCGTCGTCGATGTTCGAGAATGATGGCCACAGGTCGTCGATGGTCGCGCCGGATCGTGCCTGGCCTGCCATGACCTGCGAGTAGGTCAATCCGTTGTAGTCGGTGTTGGCGAAGCCGCCTTGGACCTGCCAAAGTACCCGTTCCGGTTCCAGGTCAGATCCAGGGTCGAAGTCTGGCATGGTCACGCCAGCGTATTCGGCCCATGCGGTGCGTACCGTCGCATAATAGTCGTCGGCGAGGCGGTTGGCCGCGGCCGTGTATTCACGCACCGTTTCGCGCGCGTTCAACGGGTCGCGTTCCAGTACGGTCTCGATTTCATCGGCGGCCGCGTCGGTCAGGTTCGTGAGGTTGTCCTGGTAGTCCTTCCATGCTTGGTCAAGCACCTGTTCCAATGCTTTGCGGCGTTCCGGAGGCAGATTCAGATTGTTCAGATTCATCTGACGCCTCCTGCTGCTGGCTGTTTTGCGCCGCGCGGATCTTGAGCTGGTCCACGACGTTCTGCGCGCGAGCCTTGCGCTGGTCGGCGCGTAGACGCGTGATTTCGTCACGGCTCAGGCCGAGGCGTTCGAGTCCGACGTCGGAGTCGGCGTAGCCGGTGACCTTGTCGGCGATCTTCGTGAACGCGTCGGCGCGCGCCGCATCGGAGACCTCCCTTGTCGGTGCCCATACCGGGTGCACGTCGCGTATGGAGTCCGGTATCGTGTTCGCGCCTTCGCGCAACGCCACGGCGATGCCCATGGCCCGTTTGAGTTCCCGTCCGAAGGCCACGTTCTGCTTGTCTGCGATGCGTGTCAGACGTCGTTCGGCGGACGCCATGGCCTCGGCACTGGTCGGGTTGTCCAATGTGATGCCCAGGTAGTCGACCGGCACCCGGGTCTGCGAGGCGACGAGCATGGCCATCGTCTTGAGCATGTCCGAATGGGGCGTCATGGACGCCTGCTGCACCTGCTGCAATTGGGGAAGGTTGCCGTCCTCGTCGGCACTGATCGCGTTGATCGCCTGGATGAGGCTCTTCCACGTGTTGCTGCTGAACGCGTCCCTGTTCGCTCCGATGAACCAGAGTTTGGGGACGGAATAGAATTCGGCAGACGCCTCCATGCGGACCACGGTACGGAATCCAGCATCGACAAGGCTCATGAGCGAACGGCTGATGCGGCTGTGGCCGAACGGCCGGTCCATCTGCCTGTCATAGGCGAGCGAGACGACCGTCGGCTGATCGAAGTTCGTTTCGATTTTCTCCGCACGCCATGGCATCAGGTGGCCGGAGCATTCGTAGACCTTGCCTGGAAGCCACACGTTGAACGCGCATATCCGCCCGTCCTTATCGTCCTCGGTGATGGTCAACGCGGCGGCCAGACGATGGTTGCGCCGGTCCCAGATGCCCACGGACCAGTCGGCGGAACGCGGAATCATACTGATTCGTTCCGGATCCTCCGGGTCTGCGGCGATGGTCAGGAAACTGCATGAATGCTTGTATGCGGATACGATCAGTTCGGACGTGGCCACGTCCAATTGGTTGTCCTCGAACAGGTCGCCAACACCCATCGTGTCGTCACCGGAAATGCTGAACCCTTCCAGGTCGCTCAAATCGCTCAATGAGCGGACGGCCAGTTCCGGCCATCCAATCATCGCCTCGACCTTGTTTTTGATCTGGTCCGGGATGGAGATTCCGAAGTCCTTGAACCGTTCCTTGCAGTCGTAGTAGGCTCCGCGGATCAGGTTGCGTGGATATTTCTCTCGCCATACGCGCAACAGTTCGTGGATGATGGGCATGTCCTCGTCGTCGACGCCGAGGATGGCGCCGATGTTGCCGCTCGCGGTATCGAGGTAGCTGCTGCCGGTGAATTTCGGTGCCGTGCTTACCGTAGTGCCGTCGGCCATGTAGAACACCATCAGACCATCACCTCCTGTCGTCTTCCCGGATGTCGTTTCGTCGTGCACGCCCCGTACAGGGCGAGTGTGGTGGACACGAGCGGGGTTATGTCAATGTCACTGCCGAGTTTGTTCCAGGCGATCGCGCCGGACTGTCCCAATGGGCGCGTGGTCGCGCCCTTGACGGCCGCGGCCAGCTGCGGCTGGTATTCGTCCCGCGGATGCTTGAGCGTTCCGGCTTTGAGCATGTCGAGGAACCGGCCACATGCGCGGCCCATCTCCTGCATGTTCGTGACCATGACCTTCACATGTGCTTTCTTCAGTTCCGGCAGCAGGCTCATAGCGGGCGACTGCGCGTCGATGACCACGCTGGCGGTCTTCGGCCAGCGTTCAGCGAGCCAGTCCACGGCCCACATGGTTCCCGCCTGCCGCGCGTCCTTGATGTTCGCCATCTGGACGATGGCCGAACCGTCCGCGTACCGTAGCGCCGCTCCGATGGTCAGCACGCTCCTGTCCGGAGGCATGTCGATGCCGAAGCTCACCGTGCCGCCCTCGGGCACGTCGTCGATGGCCGCGGCCTGCCACAGGTCGGGACTGATGGCGTATGCGGTGGCGGTCTCGTCCCATATGCCAAGCGCCTCACGACGGAATGAATCGTCCGACAGGTTGTTGCGCATGCGCATGATTGCCTGTTCGCTTGTACGTTTCGGATAGCTGGGATTCGCTTTAGCCCACTGTTCGCGGTCGTCCGGATCCGCGTCCTTGTCGGCGGCGAGCTCCACGTAGAGGAGGTTTCCGTCATGGTTCAGCGCATGCATGCGTTTCTCCGTGAACGCCTCGCACTGGTCTCCCGGCTTGGGTGGATTGCCCATATACACGACCAGGGGGTTAGGACTCGTGTTCAAAACCGGAATCATGTTATCCATCGCGCGCACTGTGAGGATCTGCGCTTCGTCGAACACGGCCACGTCCACGCTGTGCAATCCTCGGCCGAAACCGTTTTCGCGGGCGCCGAACATGATGCGGCTGCCGGACGTGAACGTGATCTCCTGTTGGCCGTTCGCCCTGCGAATGCGTTCCACGTACCGGCCGAGCACTGGATTGTGCTCCATCTCGCACATGTCCGCGAATGTCTCGTCGCTGGTGCGCGTATGGTGGGCGGTCCAGATGGCTTTCAGGTTCGGTGTGAGTATCGCCTTGAGGAACAACGCGGTGCCGACGGTGAAGGTCTTGCCGATCTGCCTGCAGCTGGACAGCACGGCGCCGTCCGCGCCACACGCATACTTGCCTTCCGCGTTCTTGGCGAACAGAAGCCACAAGAAGCCCTGCTGCCACAAGTCGAAACGGATGCCGGCCTTGCGCGCGGCTTTGTTGATTCGCGTGAACTCGCTGCCAACGATGCCTTCCGGCTGGCGGAGGACCTTGGCGATTTCAGACAATCGACGCTCCGACATCGTCCGTCACCTCGTCTTCCTCATCGTCCAACAGGTCGGTCAGACCTCCGCCCTGGAGTGATTCGATGCGTTCGCATACGTCGATGAGCTGGCGGCTGATCGCAGGCAGTGCGTTTGCCGGTGTGGACGTGTCATCCATGGCCTTCTGCAGTCGGTCACGGTTGGCGCGCAGCATGTCCAGCATGCTGCCGTCCATCATCCTCTCGAAGCTCCGCTGGTCGAGATCCCTTTCCGGCTTCTGTTTCGTTTCCACGGCTTTGACGGGCGGCTTACCGTTCCGGTCCTGTGCGGGCCGATTCTTTTTCCGACGCCGATAGTCTTTCTGCCTGCATTTCGCGGAGCAATATTTCTGTTGGCTGCCCTTACCACTTGGCCTAAATTGCTTACCGCATACTTCGCAAATCATTGCGTTTCCTTCATTCCAAAACCAGTGAGGAACCCGAGTTCTTCGCGCAATCTTGTTGCAGCAGCTTCCGCCCGTGCAAGCGTCTTGAATGGACCTCTCTTGTATGCCTTCCTATTCTTGATAACCTCAACTTGCCATGCTTTTCGATCGTTACGCCAGTAGACACCACGGATTCCGGATTTGCTGTTCTTATTACAGGAAACACGATATTCGGAATTCTCCTGAACCGTTACTGTTCTCAAATGGTCTGGATTAACGCATGAACGGTTGTGACAGATATGATCAATCACCATCCCATCTGGGATAAACATGTTATGAGTCAATGCATATGCGAAGCGATGTGCCGGAACGGACGTCTTTGCCAGACGGAATGTGCCATATCCCTTTGGGTGATGAGCACCGTTCCATTCCCAACATTTACTAGGGTCAGTGCTTCTGAAGTATTTATTAAATCGTTCTATGTCAGATGCTGACGCTTTGAAAAAGGCCATATTCCGCCTTTCATTCAACGTATGCGTAACACAATTCGTTACGCTTAAATTTCAAGAGAAATATCGGCACTGCACCCGAGGCGACCGGGAGGGGGCATACCCGGGGTCCCCGCCCTGGTATCGGAGTCAGATGCCGAACGTTTTGAACGGCATCGAGCTTGCTTTCACTTCCTGTCTGCCAGCCAGCAGCGCTCGTGCGTGTTCGTCTGTCTTGTCGCTCTTGAACCTGTTGCATCTGCGGTGCGTGAGCCTGCAGTTAGTGAAGCTGTATGGATCACCGCCACGTGAGACCGGTACGAGCTCGTCGACTTCGGCGCTCATCGGATGTGGTGTCTTCAATGTCTTGTCGACTGGCTTGCCACAGATGGCACACACGTCGTATGCGGCCAGCACTCTTGCCCTGA